GACCTTATGAGTATCCTTGGTATTATTGTGATGGTTCAGTAAACATGAAAGCTACCAATGACAATAAGTGGGAACTGAAAGCTGGAACTTATAATGTTGAAGTTTAGTTTCTTTTACGCTGGGTATCGCAGCTCCCCAAAGCAAAATGCCCAGCCTAAAGGGAATTTAAGTTCTTTAAAAGCAGGGGTGGCGGGCAGTGAACCGCAGGTAGTAATCGGTCTGACTAAACCCGTGGTCTACGACTAGTTTAAGTAGATAAACCGCAAGTCATCAAACCAAGTGCTCGAGCTTTGTTTGATAAGCTGTAAGTCAAACCTTACCCCCTGCTTTTAGAGAATTTAGAAGAAAGGAAACTTTATGGAACAAATAGAATGGAAGTTAAGATATTAAAATAAATACTGGGAATTTCTTAATAGCCCAGAGTATGAAAGATACCAAAGACTTTTAGCTTACGCCCAAGCTGGAAGATATGACCTCATTTTAGAAGAAAGGAAGAAATGAAATTAAAGAAATTATATTATTTAGAATGGATTGATGCTTATCAAGATAGTGGAGGCGGTTGGAAAACACTTGAAGACATTGATGAATGGCTTGAAAAATGGGGTGATTTTGTTATCAAACAATGTGGTTGGATTATAAAAGAAACGGATAAGTTTATAGTTTTAGCCTCAGAAAAACATCCTACGGTAGATGACAGTGAAGAACAATACTCTCTTATCCAAAAGATACCTAAGACTTGGATTAAAAAGAAGTTAATCTTAAATAAAGAATGAAATATCTAGTCCTAAAAGAACAAAAGAGGAATTTCAAACTCTTAAAAGAAACCGATAGCTTAAACAAAGCCGTCCATTACATGCTGACAAAAACAGGTATGTCAGATACTTTGATCGCTAAGGTTATCACCGAATGGGAGATAATGGAGAAATGAATTGTATCTTATGTGGTGAGTTAGTCGAAGCAAAACAAGGGGGAAGGAAGTATTGTGTTGATTGCCAGCATGAGGTAAGAAAAGCCTACCGAAGGGAAAGTTATCGCAGGTTAGGAATTTGTGAAAGATATAGGTTGAGGCATCATAATTATCATTTAAGAAAGAAATTAGAGAATGAGAAAACCAAGCCGTAAAACCTTAAAAACAAAATGCGATAGACTCTGGTCAGAGATCATCCGGAGTAAAGGAAAGTGTGAGGTTTGCGGGATAGAAAGAGTCCAAAGCCATCACATAATCGGCAGACGAAACTTAACTTTAAGATATGAACTGAGAAATGGAGTGGCGTTATGTCCCTTACATCACACGCTTGGAATTGAGTCGGCCCATCAAGACCCCTTATGGTTTCAAGACTGGATGATGAAGAACCGGAGAGATGACTTGAATTATTTATATCTAAAAAGGATGGAACTATCAACCCAAACAGACTATGAGGAGATATTGAAAGCTCTTTTGTTTGCAAAATTATTCAATGCTCAAATTAAAGAAAGCCACTAAACACGAAAGAAAGAATCTCTTAAAACTCTGCTGTTCAACCGGAGCTTATTATCCAACTGAGAACACAATCGTTGTTGACACCACCCAGAACAAAGAAACTATCCTCTTAACAATCATTCACGAATTAGGTCATGGATTAGGAATGGATGAGAAGCAATCAGAAGACTTAACCAATAAGGCTATGGCACTCTCTTTAAAGAAGTGATATAATCACTTTCAAATGCCGACTGCCAATCAACTACAGAAAAGACCTCCTTGGCGACCTACTAAATATCTTCCAGAGATAATCTTTCCCAAGATTGAAGAATACATTTCTTCTTGTGGTAGAGAACAAACAGAATTGCCGACAATTGAAGGTTTAGCAGATCATTTAGGAGTTACAAGCGAAACAATAAGAGAGTGGGCAAATAAATATCCTGACTTTTCTTCTACAATAAAAAAAATAACCGATAAACAAAAGATTCAGTTAATGAATGACGGGATGTATGGTGGTAAAGAAGTGAATGCAGCAATGGCAATCTTTCTACTTAAATGCAACCATCACATGAACGATGGAAGTAATCAAACTGTCAATCTCTATGGTGATAAAGTAATTGCGATCATGGGGGGTGAGAGTTGGAAATTCGATAAAAATGTATCAAAGAACGACAGCGACCAGAAAGATATTCAATCTAAATAAACGGATAAGGGGTATTGCCGGTGGAACTTCTGCCTCTAAAACTGTTTCTATTCTTCTTTGGCTGATAGACAGAGCTCAATTTGCCAAACAACCAGAGGTAATTAGCATTGTCTCTGAATCATTTCCCCATTTGAAAAGAGGAGTTATTAGGGATTTCCTTTCGATTATGCAAGAACACGGATACTTTATAGATAAGAATTGGAACAGAACAGATTATATTTACCAATTTGATTCAGGTTCTAAAATAGAGTTCTTTAGTGCCGATCAGCCAGGTAAGGTTAGAGGGCCAAGAAGGGATATCTTGTTTATTAACGAAGCCAATAACATTTCTTATGAAACTTATACTCAACTAGAAGTCAGAACAAAGAAGATTGTCTGGTTAGATTGGAATCCGGTATCAGAGTTTTGGTGGTATTCGGAAATAGTTGGCAAACAAGACCATGATTTTCTAACTTTGACTTATCGTGATAATGAGGCTCTTGATCCTTTAATTGTGGGGGCTATTGAAGCCAGGAAAGGAAATAAAAACTGGTGGTTGGTTTATGGCGAAGGTCAATTAGGAGAAGCGGAAGGTCGTATCTATACTGGTTGGCAAGTTATTGATGAAGTTCCCTTTGAAGCAAGACTTGAACGATATGGGTTAGATTTTGGTTATACAAATGATCCAACGGCTATTGTGGCAATTTACAGATACAATAGTAGCTTTATTCTTGACCAAATAACTTATCAAAAAGGATTATCAAACAAACAAATAGCTGATATCTTAATGAATCTACCAAAAGCCTTAGTCATTGCTGACTCAGCCGAACCGAAATCGATTGATGAGATTACAAGCTATGGAATAAGTATCATGGGTTCACAAAAGGGTCAGGGAAGCGTTTTACAAGGTATTCAGTATGTTCAACAACAGCAGATATCGGTTACTAAAAGAAGTTTGGATATCTTAAAAGAATATCGTAACTTCCTATGGCAGATAGATAAAGACGGAAAGATAATAAACGAACCTGAAATTGTTTTTAAACACTCAATGGATGCTATTTCGTATGGAATGAATAGCCTAAGACCATTCCAAGATTACTTTGAAGATGAAAGACCTAAAAAGAACTGGAGTATCGCATGATCGACACCCTGCCTTCACTTTCCATAACCATGCGAATGTATGGCTGGTCAAAGTGGGGTGGGGGTTCGGAAGGGTTAGTTAAAGAGGAATTGGAAGAATGGTATTGTCAGTCTTGTGGAGAAAAACAATTAAGAGAATTCCCTTCCTATATGATTCCGGTTGATAAAGCCCAAAGAGATTATATTCGGGTTTGTGTCTGGTGTAAAGCCCAAAGCGTGATGAATAATTTAACCTTTTGTCAGGAATTATTAAAACTCATGAAGAAAATTTGAAAACCTATGTTTAGTTAGCCTATATTTGAAATATGTCCGATAAAAAAACCCTAGAAGAAGTCCAATCACACTATTCATCTTGGACAGAAGATGTTTCGACTCGATTAACCAGAAAGTATGGCTGGGATGACATTACTGATGCTTACTATGGTCAATTGCCGGATGATTGGCCTTTTACTTCCAAAACAACCGATCCCCGTATTAGAACTTCATTATTGGAAAAGAACGCCAGATTAGTTAATGGCAAATTAAGAGGAAGATTAGTTCCAAGAGAGTCAGGAGATATCGTTGGGGCAAGAATCAATAACGCTTTATTAGACTTTCAATGGGATCATGCCCAAGATGGGGGTTCGATGCAGGTCAAGATTAGTATCTGTGATATGGATACCCGTTTATATCAATCTAAGTTCGCTTTAGTTAAGTGGAAGGTAGAATATGATGAGGATGGGAAGATTAAGTTTGAAGGCAATGAGTTCACTCCATTGGATATTCGGGATTGTGGGATGGATTTCTCCGCTTCTCATATTAAAAATGCCAAATGGTTTCAACACAGATCATGGGAGTTTTTAGAAGACTTAGAGAATCAGACAGACTTTGAAGGGAAACCCTTGTTTAAGAACTTAGGATTCATTAAAGCCGATATTGCCAAAAAGAAAGCTGATGCGGGAAATGTAACTTCAGACAGGAATAACGAATACACCAAAAGAGTGATGGAGTTAAAAGGCTTACAGGATAGAGTCGGCACAGATGTTGCTTTCCCTGTAATTGAGATTGTTACCGAATATCGTGATGACAAGTGGATTACCTTTTCCCCTGACCATGACCAAATCATAAGAGAAATTGATAACCCTTATGGACATCACAAAATTCCCATAGTTCAGTTAAGATATTATCCTTTACAAGACGATCCTTTAGGGGAATCGGAAGTTGAATGTGTCATTCCTTTGTGGCGGGCTATTCAGGCGACCTTATGTGCTTATATGGATGAGGTTGTCTTGAAGATGAGACCCCCTTTAAAGATTATTGAGGGAGCAGTCAGACTAGAGACGATTGTTTATTCTCCTGAAGCCCAATGGTTAATGAATCGTCCTGATGCGGTAACGGAAATGCAATCTAATGGTGAAGCGGTCAGATTCTTCCAGACAACTTATTCGGCCTTAGTCGCAGCTTTCAATACCGCAATGGGCATGATGTCTCAGGGAACTTCAGGGGTTGATCCTTTTACTCCAGAGAAAACAGCGACAGAAGTCAAAGCCACAGTCAAACAACAGAATGTCAGGGATGAGAAGAACCAGTCAGATTTGGCAGAGTTTATCAAGGATATTATGATGTTCTGGTTAGCGAATAACAAACAATTCATCTTTGCCGATCCAACCAAGCATGAGTATCTAGTCAGAGTTATCGGTCAGGAGAACTTCGCTTACTTTAAACAAGCAGGGTTAGATGAGATGGTTCTCCCACCTGAATCAGCCCAAACCATTGCTGATATCCTCGAACAGAATCCAGAAACTTCAGACCAAGAATTGATGCAGATGGCTGAAGCCGGCTCATTACCTAAATATCCAGTCGTTGAGAATCCTAACGAAAAGAATCCTGAAGCAATCAAGGTCAAACCGAAGATGAGTATCAATGACACAGGAGATATTGCCGATATTTACATGACTCCTGATGATTTAGATGGTTCTTATGACTACATTGCCGATGTCAGGTCAATGGCGATTGGAGCAGAACAAGAGTTAATGCAGGGAAGACAGGCAGCAATTGCCACTTTAACTTCTAATCCGGTTGTGCTACAATTACTACAAGGTGAGGGCTATAGACCCAAGATTAAAGAACTATTAAGTCAAAACTTTGAGGACTTGGGACTTAAAGATTCAGATAGATTCTTTGAGAAACTCCCACCAATGCAACCAAATGGCATCGACCCACAAACAGGACAGCCAACGGCAAATCCTACTCAAGCAGGAACTCCTCAAATGGGAGGCGTTCAACCGCCTAGCCCAATCCCAGGATTACCTCCAGTATCTTAAGCCAGTTCTTCAACAAGCTTTAACCAACAAATGGCCCGATCCATTACAAACAAACTTTGGTGACGCTTATAAAGTGGAGTATGCCCGTGCCAAAGCCTTTGAGGAGATTATTAACATTATGGCTTCGGCAGAATCAATGATTAAGAACTTAGTTAAACAATTGGAAGAACCAGAGAAGAATTATGAAATCTAAGTTTTTCTTTGAACAATTCAAAAAAGAGATAAAAGAAGACCATAAGCAGTTTAAAACCCATCAGGAAGCCACAGAATTAGGCCAAGAACGCTGTAATCATCAAGGAAAGGTCAAAATGGTCGGAAATATACTTAGATGTCAATGTGGAGCAGCTTGGTCTGGCAGTCAAATTGAGAAACTGCTTGACATATTTAATAAAAAGGATTAAAATAACCGAAATGCCCGAAGATACTGACCCGAACATCGCCAAAAGACTTCAAAATCAACCCCCTTATGATAATCCGGTTGAGGAAGAAGCCCCTAAAGAAGAAACTCCCACAGATGAGGTCAAAATTCCAGCCGAAGAAGAACCAGAAGAAGAAGTTGTTGAGGAAAAAGAGGAAAAAGTTGATGAAACTAAGAAAAGAACAACTGAACAATTCGAAAAACTCAAAGAATCTAACAATAAACTCAAAGAGGCCCTAGAAGTAGAGAAGAAAAAGAACATTCTTGATAGTCTTATCCCTGAAACTCCCCAACCAAACATTCCCCAACCAACACCGGCAGCGACTAATGTTGTTCCCCAAGCCCAAAACTATCCTGGTTTAACTCAAAAACAAATCAATGAGACCTTTACAGGGTTAGTTGACGATCAAGGTTATGTTGATTCAGGCCTTTTAATCGAAACCTTAAACGATTTAAAAGAAAGAACCAAACAAGCGGAAGAAAGAGCCCAAAAGGCTGAACAAAGAAGCGATCAGTCAGCCAGAGACTTCGATTCATTCCAAAGAAATGCGATTATGAAGGAAGTCCACTCTACTTATCCTAAACTTGATCCTGAGAGTCCTGAGTTTGATGAGAGATTTTGGAAGTATGTCAGAAATGAAGTAGTGGATCAATGGATGAATGGCCGACCTACCGATGTTATGGGGGCAGCCAAAGAAGGTTTTGAAACCTTATATGGAGGTGAAATGAAAAAAGCAGACAAAGAAAAAATAGAGAAAGCCGAAACGGCTAAGAAAAATATCAATGCTTTAGGTTCTTCCCAAACAACCCAAAGAGATACCTATGGCGACCATGAAGCTCTTGTAAAAGCCGTTCAATTCGGCAAAAAAGGTGCTTTAGGTGAAAGACTCCGCAAAGCAGGTTATTAAAAACTTGAAAACCCCTTTGAGCTTCTTCTACAATTCTTCTTATGGCAGATAAGTTAAGTGTAGTGATAGATGCTTTAGTTAGAATAGAGAACCTATTAAAGGCTGGTATTACTGCTGTTTCACCCTCTTTAAGCCCTTCCTATTCTCCTTCCATTTCACCCTCTAAATCACCATCGCTTAGTCCTAGTATTTCTGCTTCAATATCACCTTCAATTTCCCCGTCTAAATCGCCTAGCTTATCTCCAAGCTTGAGTGCCTCTTTAAGCCCAAGTATTTCGCCATCTTATAGCCCATCTCTAAGTCCTTCCTTATCCCAAAGTTTAAGTCCGTCAATCAGTCCAAGCTACTCATCTTCAATAAGCCCATCTATCAGCCAATCCCTCTCGCCTTCTCTTTCACCTTCTGAAAGCGGAAGTGCCTCACCTAGTATCAGCCCGTCAACCAGCCCATCTGAGAGTATTAGCCCGTCTTATTCACCTAGTTATTCGCCATCTCTTAGCCCAAGTATTAGTGAAAGCCTTTCACCATCATATTCACAAAGTATTTCTCCGTCTATTAGCCCGAGCATTAGCCTTTCATTATCCCCTTCTGAGAGTCCATCTGTTTCCAATTCAACTAGCACAAGCCCATCTTTATCTGCTTCCTTGAGCCCAAGCTTAAGCCCGAGCTTGAGTCAATCATTAAGCCCATCACTATCTGAGAGTTTGTCTCCTTCCATCAGTCCTTCACCTTCAGGGTAGTCTTGAAAACCCCTCGTCAATTCAATTATTGTGTAATTACAAAGTAGTCCGATGCTCCGACTCTAAACTGAGCATTCCTCTTATCAATCTTTGTTCCACCCCCGAAGTGGTAAAAGATAGGAAAAAAGGAGGTGAATCAATATGGCATTTAAATCAACTTATGACGCAACATACGAGCTAAGAGAATCATTATTGGATATTATCCGAGATGTTTCTCCTAACGAAGATAATTACTTCATCTCGAACTTGGCTAAAGGCTCTCCTGCGATGCAGACTTTACATCAGTGGAACATATTTCACGAAGCTAAAAACTCATCCGTGAGTGCTAAGGTTGAAGGTGCGACTACGACATTTCCCGATCTCCAAGCTGAAGCCCGTAGCACAAACTACACGGTTATCTTGGAAGCTCCTTTAATGCTTTCCCGAACCAAAGCTTCTATTGCTGAGGTTACCGGTGAAGACGCATTGAGCGTGGAAAAAGAAAGAGCCCTCCGAAGACTTAAGAGCCAAATGGAATACGCTATCGTCAATGGTAGTTCGGCCGCTGGTGCGACTGGTTCAGCAAGACAATTGACTGGTTTGGCAGGTTGTATTACAACTAATGTAACGACTTATGCCTCTGGTCTCCAGTCTTTCACTGAAGAAATTGTCAATGACATGGTTCAGAATTCCTGGGATGCAGTTGGTTCTTCATATGTGGCCGATGTTTTGGCAGTCCCGATTGTCTTAAAAAGACGAGTGGCTACCTTTGGAACGAATTTGACAAGAACCCAGCCTGCTGTTGACAAGAGGTTAACGAAGGAAGTTCGTGTTTATGATTCCGAAGTTGGGCAAACCATTATGGTTATCGCTTCTAAAGACATTTTGCATGGCACTTTAACGAATCAGGCTCTGTTAATCAGAGAAGATATGTTCGAGTTAGCCTTCTTGGTTAAATCTGGTGAACCTCACTGGGAAGACCGAGCAAAAACAGGCGACAATGTTTCTGGAACTTACATTACTGAGTTCACCTTGGTATCATACGATGAACAGGCCTCATGTAAGAGAGATGGTTTCTTAACAACCCTTTAAGTTAGGTTAATAACTTACGATTAAGCTCCGATTGATAAACGGAGCTTTTTCGTGTATAATGGGGATATGCCCAACATTCAGAAACCAACTTCGATACAAGATGAGTGGATGAAGAAACCCCCCAAAAGTATTAAGTTAGGCGAGAACATTTATGACACAATCCCCAAAGAAGGTGTCCAAGCAACAGGTATCTTGACTAATATGTGGGAGTATTTAGGAAAACCCTCAACTCCTCTTTCCAAATCAGGAGAAAAGATGATGAAAGTTCTTATTGCTGTTTGGGAAGATTTGTATCCTTTGGAAGTCAAAGCCCATTTTGCCGACAGAACAGAATATCAGAATAACGAATTAACTATTAACCAACAAGTCCATCAACATACGGGAAGAAGTCTTATCTCTTATCCGGAACATATCTTTAAATTTATGAAAAAGATATTTCCTAACTTTAAACTTGGGGATAGAAAAAACATTATGAAATTGGCAAGAAAATATCCGATGTTCCAAATGGCAAACCAACTATGATTTTGTCGTGCTGTATTATCGTAGGTTCTGACAAGGAATTAGAAAACCTTAAAAGGTGTATCAACTCCGTTTATCCTTTTGTGGACGAAATCATCGTTACTGCCAATGGGGCTGAAACCAAAGAAATCGAGAAAACTCTTAAGGATAGGGAAAAGATTAAATACTTCTACCATGCGTGGACAAAGGATTTTGCCGAACAAAGAAACTTCTGTGCTTCCAAAATAAGGAAAGATGCTGATTACTATGTATGGATCGATGCCGATGATGTTTTAGTGGGGGGAGAGTTATTAAGGGATATTGCTATTAAAGCCAAGAAAATGAACTTACAAGCAGTTTTCTTTGATTACTGGTATGCCTGTTCCTTTGATGGCGAACCAGCGTTAGAAAACATTAAGAAGATTGACTTGGTTCAGGCAAGAGAGAGATTATTAAAACCTGGCTCAGTTGTTTGGAAGAAAAGAATCCACGAAACTCCTGTGCCTTTGGAAAACATTGATTACCGACACACAATAGTCAAACATTCCAAAGAGACCCCGATTGTCTGGCTTCACTTGGGAGTTACCTTTGACTTACCAATGGAAGAACAAATCAAAAAGACTAACCGCAATCGTGAGCTATTAGAGTTGGAATTGGAAGACGAAAGGAAAGGGGAAGGGGCTGATCCAAGAACTTTACTCTATTTAATGAAGATTTACACCGAATTAGGGGGAGATGAACTCTTACTGAAAAATTTAGAGATGGGAAATGAGTATTTACTTAAATCAGGTTGGGATGCGGAAAGGGCCACTTGTTGTGCGTTGATGGCCCGAAGCTTGGAGAAGCTGAATCGTTCCCAAGAGGCCAAAGAACTTCTCTTTAAATCAATCAAGGAATATCCATATGATCCTATCCTCTATTTATATCTTTCAAGAGTCTGTCTAAATCTAAATCAGTATAAAGAAATGAAACACTGGCTGGAGATGGGTTTGAAGATTGATTCTTCCGAATCCTCGGCTAACATGACTAACCTATTGGAGATGAAGGTCTTGGCGACTGAATTACTAATGAACTACTACTTTAAAGCCGAGAGGAATGTCCGCAAGGCCTATCAGGCGATGCAGATGCTTTATAAGGAAGTTCCCAACCAAGACAATCAAGAGAGATTAGGTTATCTTAAGGATTTAAACGATTTGGATGTTGCTTCTGAGAATGCCCATAAACTAACCTTATTTTATGAAAGTCTTAACAACTCCGAGGGTATTGTGGATGTTGTTAAGTCTATGCCCAAAGCCATGCAGGACCTGCCCTTTGCCTGGCATATGTATAATAAGCACAAGGAACCGAGGAAATGGCATGAAGACGAGATTTGTTATTATGCTTCCTTTGGTCAACCTCATTTTGAGAAGTGGAGTGCCAAATCGTTAGAAAAAGGAATCGGGGGAAGTGAGACGGCTGTTATCCGGTTGGCAAAGGAATGGGTAGAAAAAGGATTTAAAGTTGTCGTCTATTGTGATTGTGGCGACCAGGAAGGGGTTTATGACGGAGTGATTTACTTACCTTACTTTAAGTTTAATCCTAAAGACCACTTCAATATCTTTATCAACTGGCGTTCAACCCACTTAGCTGGGAAGATTAAGTGTAAGAAGTTTGTTTGTGATTTCCATGACTTATATGCTGAGGAATCTGTTAAGAATTATGACCGATATGACAAGATATTTGTTAAAACTAATTATCATCGGAGTCTAGCACCTAGTGTTCCTGATGAGAAATTTGAGGTAGTTTGGAACGGAATATGACACCACCTAAACATCATAAACTATTTTGGGGTTCGAGCTACGACCGTGGCTTGCAGTATTTACTCTATATGTGGCCTGATATTAAAATGAAATATCCGGATGCGGAATTACATATCTGTTATGGTTGGAATCTCTTTGATGTTGCCAATAGCCATAATCCTGAACGCATGGCTTGGAAAAAGTCAGTTGAAACCTTAATGCAACAGCCTGGAATCGTTCATCATGGGCGAATAGGTAAGGAAGAACTGGCTCAAGTAAGACAATCCTGTGGAATATGGAGTTATCCGACTGATTTTAAGGAAATTTCATGTATAAATGCCCTAGATTGTGCTAAAGACGGGGTTGTGCCGGTAGTTATCGGTCTAGCAGCCCTAAAAGAGACCGCTAAAGAGGGAATTGTCGTTGAAGGGGATATAAAAAATGAGAAAATACAGCAAAAATACCTAAAAGAGCTCCTAGATTTAATGGGAGACAAGAAAAGATGGGATAAGTTCTCAAGAGAATGTAAAAAGTTCATTGGAAACATCAGTTGGGATACAATTTCCGACAAATGGTTGGATTATTTTAAGAAACCTATTAGCACTCCTCGTGTTTCAGTGATAACCATTACTATAAGGGAAGGTTGGTGGCGAATTATGTCAGAAAACCTTTCCAAACAGACCTATAAGAACTTTGAATGGATTATTGTAGACGATCATAAGCAGGATAGAAGTAAAATAGCCCAAAAGTATGCCAAAAAATATAATTTAGACATCAAATACATCCGAGGAGACAAGGCTTTGGGTAAATATGATAAGAAATGCGGGTTAGTAAAGGCAAATAACATTGGATGGGAGAATGCCAAAGGAGAACTTATTGTTTGGCTTCAGGACTTCATTTTATTGCCGGAAACAGGGATTGAGGCTCTGGTTGATGTTTATCGCCACAATCCAGATGCTTTAATTGCCCCTGTGGATATCTACTACGATACTTTGAAAGCAGACAATAAACTTCAAGAGGATTGGTGGGACGCTTATCGGAATGGTTTTGGTTATACCAAGTTTATTACTGATGAAGTTTGGCGGAATGTCAGGGTTAAGAACTTGGGAATGTATGAAACCGAGAACCCTTATAATTTTGAAATGAATTATTGTGCTACCCCTAAAAAGATTGTTGAAAAATTAAATGGTTTTTGGGAGTTCATGGATGATGGATTAGGGTATGATAATCTCGAATTAGCTTATAGGGCTTTAAAAATGGGTTATCGAATTATTATTGATGATACCAACATTGCCTCATGTATTAACTTATGGCCGATTATTGGGGGAACTTCACAAAACATCACTTCAAGAGAGAGAATGCTTAATCCCCCAAGGTGGAACTGGCTGAAAATAATGACTGACGAGGGCAGAATGCCCCTTAGAAGGGACGAGAAGATAGACAAGGCTACTACCCTACCTTTTGAAGTGCCAAAAGAGGTAGAAGACAAGGATTGTTCCCAATGGATTTCTGATCATACTGAAGAAATTGTGAGGGGGTGGTTAAAGAATGCCATTTAAATCAGAAAAACAGAGAAAGTTTCTATGGGCAAGACATCCAGCCATCGCTAAGCGTTGGGCAAAGAAATATGGATCAAAGATAGTTAAAGAAAAGAAGAAAAAATGATTATCTTTTATAGGATGTCCCCGAAAAATTCATTGCATGAGGCCCGAAGGCCGAAATATGCCTTCGATAAGCTTGCTTTAGCTGAATGTTGCCTTAGGAGTGTAGTGGACGGATTTGGGGACATTAAACCGAAGATTCACTTTTTATTGGATAGCTGTCCCCCTGAATGGGAAGAAATGATTAAGAAACGGATGAAATGGGAGAACTACGAAATAGAGAACATAAATTGTAATAACCAAAATACTTCTTATTTAATCCAACTAGACCGAGCCAGATATGTTGACGACCTTATTCTCTTTCAAGAGGATGATTATGTCTATTTACCGAACATCGGCAAGACTTTTGAATCAGCTTTAAAGGAATTGGAGTTTGTTTCTCCTTATGACCACAGGGAGTTTTATGATGAGAAACTTGACTATCATCAAGGAAAGTGGGATATTAAACTCATTGCTGACCAGCATTGGCGAACCATAGACTTTAACACTATGACTTGGGGATGCCATTCTGGTCGGCTTTCTGATTACTGGGATGAATTACACCTACACGGATTTTGGGATATGGATACTTGGAAAGAGATGTCAAAGGCTGGAGCTAAACTCTGGTCGCCTATTCCTTCATTGGCTACCCATATGCACGCTGACTTTTTAGCCCCAGGGATAAACTGGTATGAAAGGTTTAATGAGCTTGAATAGTGTTCTAGCATATGTTATAATTTCTTAATGAAAATCTGTTTTCATTGCGGAAAAATAACAAAAGTTTATAGAAAAAAACTTTGTAATAATTGTTATCGTAAAAAATATCAGGGAGCTGATTGTCTTGATTGCGGGAAAAGAATATACGGAGTTAGCAAGAGATGTTTTAAATGTTCTAGAACCGCTTTAAAAGGTATTCCTAATAATAAAAATAGAGGTAAAAATAATGGAATGTTTAGAGGTGGGAGAAATAAAACTTCTACTGGATATATAGATATCCTTGTTGACGCAGACAAATATAAGAGAGAACATCGTTTAGTGATGGAAAGATTTTTAGGCAGAGAATTGGGTAGGGATGAAGTAGTCCATCATATGAATGGAGATATAACAGATAATAGAATAGAGAATTTAAAATTATTTGCTAATAGTAAAGAACATAGTCAGTATCATTGGGATAATAAATGGCAAAACAGAAGATTAAAACTACAGCAGGCTGGGTGAATCCTGGAAAGAATGTTCAAGGAATTTCCTTAGATTTGGGTGCTGGAAACCCAGATGAAGGAGAAAATCAAACGCCTAATTTTGTTCTTCAAGATATCCAACCCCATAGAAATATAGATTTAGTTTGTGATATCCGAGATATAAAGAAGTATATAAGTGAAGGTCAGTGTAGAGAGATTAAAATGAGCCATATTTTGGAACATTTCGGCACAAAAGAAGTAAAGGATGTTATCAGAATGATTCACGGACTGCTAGAAGAAAACGGGAAATTCACGATATTTGTGCCTAATTTTCAATGGCACGCTGAATTGGCTAAGACTGGGAGTGATGAAATGGCCGTTCATTATGCCTTTGGCGGTCAGACAGACGAATATGATTATCACAAGACTGGTTTTACCCCCAAAATACTTTGGAAATACTTAAATGAGTTAGGTTTTAAAGTTGTCTCTATGGATGAGGGAACGAGTATTGAGTGCCACGCTGTTAAAGTTTGAAAACCTCTAACTAACTTCTCTATATTGAAAGAATGACCCTAGAACAAATACTTTTGGACTCATCCTCTGTCTTAGATTTGTCGGCTTCCCTTCCGACAGGTGATGAACTGACTTTAAGAGAAAACTATGCCAATCAAGCGGTGGAAGATGCCGCAGCCACAGGTCAGCTTCCTGAATTTAAAAAGGTTTTTGAAACTTACGTTACTACGACCACAATTCCTCTTCCTTCTGATTTTAGGGAACTTCATTGTAATCCTCAAGCGTTAGGTTCATCTGGTTGGACAGAATACCCCGAGATCAATATCGAGGATCAATATGGAGATGATAGTGAATGGGTTTATATCACTGGCAACAAGGCTGATGGTTATACAGCGACTTTTAGCGGGTTGGAAACAGGTATGAGTTTATCGGTTATCTATCAGAAATATCCAGTAGGAATGTTGAGTTTGTCTGCCGTTTGTGAACTCTCCGATCCAACCTATGTTACCCGAAAAGTTGAATCTTATGTTTTATATTCCCGAGGTGATGACAGATTTCAAACAGCCGAGTCCAGGGCTAATAATGTTTTACTTAATATGACTGGACGAAAAATGAAAGGAGCAGGAGGGCAAGGGCAAAACACAAAAGTAGGATTCTCCAACCCTCTGGCCTAAATGCCGTCATTTTTAACAAAAGAACCCACTTACAAAAAAAGACCTGAAGTTGAAGCTAACTGGGAAACTTGTCGTAAAGGTCTTAACTTACTTCTTCGCCCTACTGAATTAGGCCGTGATGAGTTGGCTGAAGCCGAAAACATCATGTTGGTTGGTTCAGGTGTGCCAACAGGTAGATGGGGGACTGAACTTCTATTCTCCGCCAATGCGACTGGTTCAATCAGAGGTTTTGGCAAATATAAGAACAATGCGGGGACGACTGATGAGTTTCTGGCTTTAACCGATCAAGGTTTCCTATGTAAGCAAAACAGCTCAAGTTATACCGCTATTACGGGTCAATCATGGCCTTCTGGCTCGGTTGCCCATATGGAACAATTAGGGGGAGAGACTTATATTGTTTCCCCTGATGTGGCTTTTACCAAATATGCTGGCTCGAGTTTAACAGCTTTTTCCGCTATTGCTGCTCCAACAGGTTTATATGCGACTAACTTTTCAGGGGCAACAGGAACAAACAGACAATCTTACAAAGTCGTGGCTATCGGAGTCAATGGTGGTCAAACAACCCCTTCTTCACCTTATGTTTTGTCCAATTTACCAGATGATTTGATGACCAGCGAGTATCATTTATTCTGGACAGCTCCTTCATGTGCGACTTTATCAGGTTATGAAATTTATCGGGGTTCAATGGGGGATGAGACTTTACTAGCTCAAATAGTGCCTGATACAACCAAATATGTTGATCGGGGGGAAGCTCCTTCCCAGTTAGTCTTAGCTCCTAATACCAACACAACTGGCGGGGCTATGAGTAATTTTATCGTCAAATACAAAGACAGACTCTTGGTCGTTGATGTCAATGAGCCCAACAAGTTGTTGGTTTCAGGCCGTTATCCGAATCATACTAAGTTTAGTTGGTATGATGGCGGGGGTTATATCTTTATCGATCCCGATTCAGGGGATAACATTAAAGGAATTACGATTCAGCCGATTGCCGATAGAATTGTGGTTTATAAAGAATACTCCTCTTACTTAGTTGAACTTCAGGTCATTCAAGTCGGTAATTACTATATTCTTGATCCTAAATACACCCCTATCTCTACGGCCGTTGGTTGTTCTTCACAAGAGACAATAGCCACAGTTGAGAATGATTCTTTCTATTTTGGTCGAAACGGAGTCTATGTAACAGGTTATGAACCCAATTTCTTAAATATCATCAGAACTAACGAGGTGAGTGCCAAAATGAGACCTTATTTGGCCCTACTTAACGAAACAGATTATCAGACAGCTTGTGCTTTTTATGTGGATAACAAGTATGTTTTGTCTTTTCCAGTCAGAAAAGAAATGATTGTCTATGATCGGGAAAGAGGGGCTTGGTATGGGCCGTGGAAGTTTCCTTTCGGTATTTCCCACATGATGAAACATATTGATACTTCAGGCAATGAGAAGTGGATACTGGGAAGTTATGACGATAATAAGGTTTATAATTTCAATACTTCGGTCAATTCTGATAACGGCACGACTATTGCCAAGACTTTAAGATTAAATAAGGAAGATTTCAGGGAATGGACAACTCTACACATTGTCGAGTTCTTTTACTTCTTATTCAGGAATGTAACAGGGGAAACGACAGTTAATATCTTACTCGAAGACAAGGATGGGAATACTTCAACAGTCAAGACCTTTACGATTTCAGGTTCAGAGGTTGGGGGTTCGACAGGCTGGGGAATGGATACTTATGGCACGACTCAGTTTGGGGAGACTAATACCTTCTCATTCAGCGTTTCGACCGATGAAATCTCAAGATGGGGAACTTTGTTTAAACAGGCACGCTACATTCAAATTGAAATCATTGCCGATACGACAGGAAGCAATTTTGAATTCTTAAAGGCAACAGCGACAGCTAAGACTCAGGCAAGAGGAGCTTTAGCTTCCAGCCAAAGAGTTTAAGAAGTTGAAAACCTATTGAAGGAAAAATTAAGATAAAAATATGGCATATTGGTCAGTTCCAGTCGAAGGACAAAACTATTCAAAATTATTTCAGAGTAATATCCCAACTTCAAGTGGTTATGCTTCTGTTCCATTGGGAACTGATACTGGTTCTATCTTAGGAGCTTCCACTGGCCCTACTAATCCCAATCCTAATCCCAATCCAAACCCAGTTGCTCCTCCTCCTGGCCCTTCAGGGGAAGATGTATTAAAAACAGAACTCGATACTATCTTTAATCCAATTTTTGCTGGGTTACAAGGTCAAGAAACAACCTTAAATGAGAACTATGGAGTTCAACAGGGAAATGTTGGAACTCAATATCAAGCTGCTGCGGATACTTTAAAATCACAGGAAGAATCAAGTTCTACTAAACTAGCAGGGCAAGAGACAACGGCTGGAAAAGTTAAAGATGATGCCTTAACTGGGGCAACTAGACTTTATAATGAGATTTCAAGGGGTGGACAGCAAAGGTTTGGTGGGGCTTCTTCGGCAGGTGAAGCGTTTCAGACTCTAACAGCAGTTGAACAGCAACGAAGACAAGGAACAATCTGGGATAACTTTCAAACAGCGATGCAAAAGGTAGGTGAATTTAAAGCTGATTTAGTAAGGAGATTTGACGAAGCAATGATTCAGTTAAAGGCCCAGAAACAAACTGCTTTAGATAACTTAAAGATTCAATTTAATGATGCTTTACAAGCAATTAGGACTAATACAAGACAAGCCGAATCAGATAAAGCTACAGCGACTCTAAATACTTTACAAGATTATCGGAATAAAATCTATGCCATAAATCTTCAAAATATCCAATGGGCTCAGACCTTAAATACCCAAAACCAAGCCACAATCCAGCAGGTCGATGCCTATACTCAACAAGTTGCCAACTCTATATCAAGTGGACAAAATACACTCTTAAGTTTTGGAGATACCGCTAATAGAGCAGCTAATACAACTAATCTGGGTATATCTTCAGGTGGTTATAATACTGGAACTCAAATGACTGGTTCTCGAACTGGTCGTTATGATGAGAATGGTAACTGGATTCCCGCTTAATTGAAAACCTAGTCTTTCTTCAAGTATCCTTTGGATATGGCTCAAAGTTTCATTTCAACCGCAATCAGCAAAATTAAAAAGGTTGCTTCTTCTATGGGTAAGAACTTATCGGATTGGAAACAAGTCGCTACCCAACCTCAATTAAGACAAGACTATACTCAGAATGTTATTCAACCTAGAGTTCAACAGATGGTTAGCAATATCCAACAACCTTCCAGTAATCTTTGGAAAAATGTTAGTCAATCTCCATACTTTAATCCTACGACTCAAGCTAAGCCTAATCTTATTTCTCCTATTAAACAATACACTCAACCACAGAACTTTTGGACTTCAAAAGCAGGGTTAGCTTTAGGTAAAGCCCAAGAGTTTATTGAAAGCCCACAAGCTATTAGGCCCTTTCCGACTTTATTTAAGACTACCCCAGAAATGTCAGGATTAGAACAATTTAAGAGGGGTATTTATAATCTGCCTACTGAAATTGGGAATACAATCATTGGTCAGGGAATCCTTGATCCAATGAGTGATGTTGGACAATCTTTAGGAAGAAACATTGGTGGCCGTGAATTAGCTGATTATAAAAACTTAAAATCTGGTGTTGGAAGATTAGGACAACAATTAGGAGGAGTAGCCCCAACAAATCCTAAAGAGGTAATAGGAAATTTAGCTGATGTGGCTATCCCTATTGCTACTGCTTATGCCCCTAAAGGTTTAAAAGTTATCGCTGGAGCAACCAAACCTACTCTTATGCTAACCATTAAAGGGGGATCAAAGATGGGGGCTAAGTTCGGTGGAGCTTTTGGATTTTTAGAAGCCTTATCTTCAGGTCGTGAAATTAAGGATAATACCGCTTATTTTGAAAATCTTGCTGTTAAAACAGGATTAGGAGTAGGTTTCGGAACATTTCTAGGAGCATTGACTTCCGCAGGGGGATATGGTTTCCAAAAGATTGTGAGTGCTGTTAAAAAAGTTCTTCCTAAAGCGACAGAAAAAGAATCAAGGTTGATTGCCGGAAGGTTTTTACAAGACGAAACAGGAAGATTTATGGGGAGCACTAAAAAAGAACCAAAGACTTATGGGGACTTAAGAGAAGAATTAGGAATGCCGAGACATGGCTATACACCAGAGGATGTTCCAGTAGGGTTTAGTGTTAAGCCCAAAGGTGGAACTAAAGCTATTATGGAAAATGTAGCTCCATTGGTTGAGTCAGCCACCCCAGTATTAAAACAAAAGCCAACCATCCCAGTAAAAGAAACAGTAGTGGGTGGTGGTCAACCAAATACTCTAGGCAGTGTTTCATCACCTACTATTTTATCAGATAAAGACCTAGTTAGTCAATTAACAAAGGCTATTAAAGAAGCAAAACCCCTAAGAGGTGCTCAAGAAGCACTCTATACTAAGGCTAGGGGACAGAAACTAGCAAGATTGATAAAGGCGAGGTCAAAAATGGCTGGAGAAAAAGGTTTCTATCAAGAACTTGGGGCTTTAAAAGGTGAATTACCGAAGGTTGAATATGAATCTGTCAGACAAAACTTTACTCAAGGTAATGTTGATAGGCTTTATAACATGATTAAGTCCAATAAAGGACTTGATGAGTGGGAAAAAGTAAATACCCAAGTCGGTTTGAGTAAAATTTTAGGTCAAAAAGGGAGTGGAGTCCCAACAAAGGGGGAATTAGAAAATCTTTATACAGTTTTTGGTAAAGAATTTACAGAAACACTTCTTGCCAAAAGACCTGTTTTTGAAAAATTAGCTGAAGCGGGGATGCAACTTTATAACATTCCTCGTTCAATGATGGCTGGAGTTGGTGATTTGTCAGCAACTTTAATGCAGAATATCATGTTCGCTTATCGTCATCCATTAATGACTGGTAAAAACTTTGTCAAACAGCTTAAATTTTTTGTCAGTGATAATGCTTATAAACTTTCAGGAGAAGAAATCGCCCAAAGACCTAATTACCAAGCAATGAAACAGGCTAAGATTAGTTTTACTGATGTTAGTCCTATTGTTTCTAAAAGGGAAGAACAATTTATGGCTTCTTGGGCAGAAAAGATACCCGGATTAGGAAAACTGATAAGAGCCACTGGTCGAGCCTATACTGGTTTCCTAAATAGGATGAGGGCTGATACTTTTGATCAGCTTTATAATTCAGCCAAACAACTAGGAAAAGATGTTAAAAGTGATAAGTTTCTAAGAGATTTAGGGGAATTGGTTAATGCGGGGACTGGTCGTGGAGATTTAGGAGCTCTTGAAAGGTCATCTAACATCTTAGCTCAAGGATTCTTCTCGGCTAGAAAGTTAGCTGCCGCAGCCTATTGGGTTAATCCTGTTAAATATGTTAAAGCAGATCCATTTGTCAGAAAAGAAATGTTTAAAACAATGCTAGCTTATATGGCAGGTGGTTCGACACTCTTAGGACTAGCAAAATTAGGTGGAGCTAGTGTCGGGACTGATCCGACTAGCACCGATTATGGCAAAATTAAAGTAGGTAATACCAGATTCAATGTTTGGGGGACACATCAGCAATTAGTTGTTTTATTAGCCAGAGTATTTAAAGGCTATGCCACATCTTCAACTACTGGTAAGAAAATGACATTAGGGGAAGGTTATAAACCTTTAACAAGGTTAGAATTGATGACTCGCTTCTTTGAGTCAAAAGAACACCCCACCTTATCTTTGATCACAGGAGCATTACAAGGACAGAATCAGATTGGCGAGGACTTTAACTTATCAACAGAGGCATTAAGAAGGTTTATACCTATGATTGCTTCTGATGCTTTCGAATTATATAGAGAGCATGGCCCAGAAGGATTATTCGGTCTTGCTCCAGCTATACTGGGAGTTCCAGTTCAAACTTATGGAAGTCAGATTCCTAATATAGAGAAAACTCCTGCTGGGGAAGAAACGATTAAGTTAAAAAATGTTCCTGATCTAGCAGAAACAGTTGTAAATAAGATTACTGGGAAACAACCTTCAAATATACCCCTACAACAACAACAACCATTAGTTGAACAAGTTAGGGCTGAAAAACAAAATGAATATAATAGAGAGGAATTAAAGAGGTCTTTACAAAAAGGACAAGTTCCTCAAGGAGTGCAACCCCAAGATTTAAAAACTCAGAAACTTTTATTCGAGTATTCTTCTGACCAAACAAGACAAGTCGGTTATAATTTCTTGTATAAAGATGAGGATGGGAAAGTTCAAACTATTGAACTTAACAAGATAAAATCAATGCCAGAAAATAGCAGTTATGAAAAACTCTTAAAAGAAACTGAGTCCTATGCTTTAGTCGATAAAATTTTAGAGAATCTTCCTGAAGATCAAAAAGCCCAAGCATTAAGTTATTTGGGAATAAATGATGAAGATGCTACCTATTATGACATTGCTAGACAAGGAGATAAACTAAAAATAGCTTGGGTTAATGATGCGATTGGTAATTTAGACACCAGTAATAGGGAAAACTTAATCAACTATCTTATTTCTGGGAGAAAGGTTGTTAATAATGAAACACTTATTTCAACTGCGGTCTTAACTGATCTATACGATAATGGTATAATAAGCCAGTCAGAGAAGACAATGTTAAAGAATCTGACAATTAAAGATGGCAAAGTCAAAACCAAAATCACCGGCAGGGGTAAAAAGGCAACCCTTAAAAAGGTTTCTCTCCCTAAATCAACCAAAGTTAAAGCCCCCAAGATTAAAACAATGGCTCAGCTCTTACCAAAAGATACCAAAATAAGAATCAAGAAGTATAATTTCAGGAACAAACTTTAATGGATATTAAAATCGTTAATGACCAGGGGATAGAAGAAGTTGAAGAACCCAAAGTTGCCGGTGAACCTGGGGAAACAACTAACTTTAGTGATGTTTTAATTATGTCAGTCGGTCAATTATTTGACCTGAAACCTTCCGAAATGGGGGCAATGAAGGATAAAATACAGATTTTGATTGATTATGCCAAAACTCAGACAGATAATGACTCACCAGAATCGATAAAATGGGCCATCAGGTCGCTTCAGGGCAAGGTAGGAACACCCCCTTTAGGAGAAAAGTGGATAAACTACCTCTCAAAATATGCTTACCTTAAACTGGAAGGTTTAAAATTAAAGGAAGAAACAGAACAATTTGAAAGGAATGTATAAATGGTAGTGATTAGTGATTTATACAAACAATTATTCGGAAGAAAAGGGATCGCTGAAGGCGATGTGATTGAGATGGCTGAACATGGTCGGTCTGGTGGAGTTTCAAGTGGACAACCTTTTAAATTCACCGATTCGGTTAATTATGCAATTAAGATCACCGAAAGCGGTTCTTATACCTATATTGGTTGGGCTAATCCAGGGACTTTGGAATCAGAAGCCAAGTGGAAGTGTATGAAGATGGATGATTCGGCTGGATTGGTGATTACTTGGGCAGATGGGGATACTAATTTTAACAATGTCGCCACGGATTTGACTTCTTTAATCTACTCCTAAAACTCCCACTGGAAAACCTCTAATCATGTGTGAAACAATTATCTGTGTAAATGGATAATATAGACTTTGCCAAAGCCATAGAAGCTGTTTTAGACGGAAATAAGATAACCCGTAAAGAATGGCATGATCTCAGGCATTACGGGCTTCTTAAAGATGGTCTTTTACAGATTCACAAAGCTGGTGAGTCTGAGGAAACTACTCACCCTTGGATTTTGAATGACGGGGATTTACTATCCTTTGATTGGATGATTATATGAAATTAAGCGTCTTATTTTCCTAAAACATTTTTACGATAAGATTGATAATGTTTTTGACATAAGCCTAAATACTTTGGATGATTTAAACAACCATCTATTAAACAATGAAGTGTTTTACGAGGATGCCACCTATTAGCCTTGGATTTATCTATATTTATTCTATCCCAATTAACAATTGGTTTCTTAGGATGAAATTCAGATATATGTTCAGATTGACTAATGATTTTAAGGTTCTCAATTCTATTATCAGTTTTTATATGGTTAATATGATGGATTTTCTCACTGGATTTAAGTTTTCTTTTAAGGAATTTTTCCATAAGATAGCGATGGTAAAGAACTCTTTTCCCATTTATATTTATACGAAGATAACCTGTTGGAGAGAGAAGTGCTTGACCTTTTTTAAGATTATTCCAAGTAGATTTATATTTATAATATCCATTCCGCCATTTTCTAGCATAATGGGCAGAACATACTTTTCCCCAAGGGACAACTTTTCTACATCCTCTTATTATACAAATATCACCTTTAGCCATATTTATAATCTTAACATGTGGGGAACAAAATGTCAAATATAATTTTAAGCTGTATAATCCCATCATATAAAGACCCCTTACTTCAAAAAACAATTGATAATCTTTTAGAGAGGTCTGAATTAGGCGACCAGTTAGAAATCATCGCAGTTTTAGATGGTTATTGGCCTGATATTCCGATAAAAGATGATCCAAGAGTCAGAATAGTCCACTTAGGTAAGAATCGTGGCATGAGGGGGGCAATAAATGCCGGTGTGGCGGTCTCTAGAGGCGAGTTCATTATGCGGACAGATGAGCATTGTGTCTTTGGTAAAGGTTATGATCGTATTTTAACTGAAACCTGTGAGCCAAACTGGATCGTAACTGCCAGAAGATTCTTCTTAGACCCTATAAAATGGGAAGTCATGAATATCCCCCCAGTCGATTATGAGAAATTAGTTATTCAAGATGGCAAAAAGTTTGCTGGTCAACGATGGTATTCCCGAACCAAAGAGAGAAAAGATATTATGATTGACGAAACAATGGCCATGCAGGGTTCGATGTGGGTGATGTCCCGTTCTTGGTGGGATAAAGTTATCGGGGAACTTCAGACTGATGGATACGGCCCTCTTATACAGGACTCCCATGAAATGCAGTTTGAAACATGGCAGGCTGGGGGAAAGTTAATGTTAAACAAAAATACTTGGTATGCCCATAAACATCGTTCCTTTCCCCGAACCCACAATAACGGAACTCCTGAGAATCCAGCCGAGTGCGAAAAGGGATACGCCTATGCTTTAGAACAATGGAAGGATTACTATGATAAAGAAGTTGTCCCTAAGTGGTTCAAATGAAAATACAATTCGAATCGTCAACTGCCTGTCAAGCTCACTGCACTTTCTGTCCGAGAGATAAGATGACTCGCCCTCAAGGGGAAATGTCAGATGAGTTATTTCATAAGATAATCAAAGAGGGGAAAGAGATAACAAAGGCTTTTTTTGTGCCTTTTCTGAATGGCGAACCTTTCCTTTTCAAGAGAATCTGGGAGTGGTTGGATTATATGAGGGATCAAAGGGTAAGAGTCCATATTTATACCAATGCCGAGTTTATGGATGTGGATAAGTTGGTTAAATACCCGAATATCAGTGTTATCTGTTGTTCTTTAAACGCAACTACTAAAGAAACCTACAACAAGGTTGTGAGAGGGCCAGATTATGACAAGGTTGTTAAGAATATCAAGGACTTGATTAAGAAAGCTCCCCATAAGGTTTATGTCTCAATGGTCATTGTTGAGACTAATCAGCATGAAGTTAAAAGCTTTAAAAAGATGTGGGGAAAACATGCGATATTCGGTGAGTTTAAGAACTGGGGTGGGGAGATACACGACAAGCTGGAAAAGACAGGGAAAAGAGTTCCCTGTTATTCCCTACTGAATTGTATCACAATCTTATGGGATGGGAGAGTCGTTCCTTGTTGCTTGGATTATGACGGCAAACAGATTTTAGGGGATGTAAATCAGAACACTTTACAGGAAATCTGGCACAAGTCCCAGTGGATGAGGAATTGTCATCGGGATATGGATTTTAACATGTCCCCTTGTCTCAATTGCAACCAAAACACATGAAACAAATCTTAACCTATATTAACCAAGACAAGAAATTCAATGAAGAACATCAAATGGCGGTGAAGATACAGGTTGACAATAGCCTGAGATTAGGTTGGAAGCCGGAAGATATTATTCTGGCTACTAATTTTGATTATGAGTATAAAAGGGTTAAATCAATAATAATTGGTGATGAGAATTATTGCCAGTATCATTGGCCTGCCACTAAAATTTATGTCATTGTTGATCTTTTCAAAAGGGGACTGATTAAAAAAGGGATTTACTGGTATCACGACTTTGATTGCTTCCAATTAAATGAATTTACAGAAAAAGAGATAGGAGAAGCGTTAGGAGAATCCGATATGGGAGTAACTAATTATGGAAGAATGCCGAGACTATGTTCAGCCAGTATCTTTTTTAAGGGAACATCTAAAGACATTTTTGAAAGACTTAAGGAATGTATTGATAAATATAAGCTTAATGAAGAAACAGGTTTGGTTAAGTTAATTAAACTGGACGGAACTCATATTTTAGAGAAAAGAATTAAACTATTAAACCTTACTTATGCTTTACATAAATTCAATGTTTGGCACTGCTATTGTCGAAGTAATAAACCGATCAGGGCTGTTCATTTTCACTTAACGCCAGACAAATATGATTTTTGGGTGAAAGGGAACAACAAAACTCAGTTAAAGATTATTCCTGAAGAATTGGTGGAGATATTTAACAAAAATGGATTTAAAGGATAGGTCGATAGTCTATTATACAGCCAATCAAGAGTCTGAAGACTTCGAACAGAAGATAATTGATGATTTGGTTAAAAAGGCTGGAAATATCCCCATAATCAGCGTTTCCCGAAGGCCAATGAATTTAGGGGTTAATATCTGCGTTGGGGAACAGCCTATCTCTTATACAACTGAGTGGAAACAATTACTTTTAGGGTTAAAGGTTGCCAGTAGTAAATATGTTATCGCTGCGGAATCAGATTGCCTTTATCCGCCTGAGTATTTTTCTTTTACCCCGCCAGAAGAACAAATGATGTATAACTATAACAATTTGTGGATAGTCTGGAAGAATCACAACGGCTTCTGGAAAAAAACTGGCTATTGTGAGGGGGCTCAGATGTGTGATCGAGAGTATTGGATTGAAAGACTAGAACCTTTACTTCCTAAAGACTGGACTCAGTATTCAAGGGAACATGAGAATGAGTTGGTTAAAAAGATATTCCCTGAAAGAAAAGAATTCATAGGCAGACCAGTTATTTCTTTCAAAACGGGTTCAGGAGTCAGTAGTCGAACTACCTTTGTCAATGAAAAGATATTAGAAATCCCATACTGGGGAAATATAAAAGATTTAAAGCAAAAATACTTTGGAGAGGAGGTATAAATATGGCAAGATCAATGTTCACAATTCAATCAAGGGATTTGAAACCAAGTGAAGGTTCTCATATCCCCGTTTTAGTCAAGGTAATGGAGATGTCAGAAGGCCCTATATTGGAGTTAGGAACTGGATTAAACTCAACTCCTGTTTTTCATTGGTTGGCTAACGATACCAAAAGAAAGATAGATTCCTATGAGTCAGTTCCAATGTTCCATCGTGTAGCTTGGAACTATCATAATGACTTTCATAATGTTCATCTTATTGAAGATTGGGATACTTTAAAGATAGACAAGCATTGGGGAGTGGTTTTTATCGATCATGCGCCAGGAGTTAGAAGGAATGTTGAGTTATCAAGAGTGGCTCAAAATGCTGACTATGTAATCGTTCATGATACCGAGCCTAAGAGTGATTGGCATTATAACTATCGTCAATGGTTTGATCTTTATAAATATCGTTACGATTATACTAAGGCTTATCCTCATACTTCAGTATTAAGTAATTTTAAAGATTTAAAGGAGTTACAAGATGCACTCGAGAGATGAGCTACCACAATTCTTTAAGGAACAAGGTTTTAGGATTGGGGCGGAGATTGGAGTTTATAAGGGTGAATTTACCGAGAAACTATGTAAGGCTGGACTTAAAGTCTATGCTATCGATCCTTGGATAGTCTATAAGAACTATCGGAAGCATCCTAAAGAGCTTCCTTATGATGAACTTTATCAGAACACAGTTAATCTGTTAAAGCCCTATGATTGCACCATCATTAAAAAGACCTCAATGGAAGCCCTAAATTATATTCCGGATGGAAGTTTGGACTTCGTTTATATCGATGGTAATCATTCTTTGCCTTATATTACTCAAGATATTTACGAGTGGAATAGGAAAGTCAGGATTGGTGGAGCTATCTCTGGTCATGACTACTTTAATAGTGAACATAATCCCTATTGGATAAGAATTTGTCATGTTAAATATGCGGTTGATACTTTGGCTAAAATCTTTGGAGTTAATGTAACAATTTTAGGAGAAAGGGATAAATGCCCTTCTTGGCTATGGATAAAAAAATAGGTGCGATTTACTATACCGACTGGCATGTTGATCCTTTAATAATGAAGGCTTGTCAGGAACAGCTTAAAAAGTCCTTTAAAGGTGATATAAGTTCTGTTTCTTTGAAAAGACCATTGGATTTAGGCCATAATATCGTTTTAAATGAGATGAGAAGTTACCCAACGATGGCTTTACAGATTTATACTGCCTTAAAAAACTCCCCTTGCGATTATGTTTTCTTTTTAGAGCATGATGTTTTATATCATCCTTCCCATTTTGATTTCATCCCCCCGACTGATGACCTTTATTATTACAATGTTAATAACTATCGCTGGGGATTCGGCAATCCGACAGCGATTACTTATGATGGCTTAACTTCATTATCAAGTTTGTGTTGTAATCGTGAACTGGCTTTAAGTCATTATGCCTATCGTCTGAAACTAATCAAGAGATGGGGGTTAGATAAGCTAAGAAGCCGAGAACCGAGATGGGCCAGAAGATTTGGCTATGAGCCTGGAACAAAGAAACGAAGAAATGGCGGAGTAACTAATGAAGACCATGTTAAGAGAATGTCTGAGTTTCCAAATGTGGATATCCGCCACCGATATACTTTTTCCCAGCCGAAAATTACTTTAGACAGTTTCAAACACCCGCCTGATACTTGGAATGAAATACCAATTGAGGAAATTCCAGGGTGGAATTTGAAGGAGATATTCAAATGAAGGATTTAAGTATTCTTATTCCTAGCAGGTCGGAAATGTTCTTATCGAGAACAATCCAAGATATTTTACAGAATATCGAAGCTGACACTGAAATTATCGCCTTACTAGATGGTAAATGGGCTGATCCGTCAATTGAACAAAATGAAAGAGTGAACGTTATTTATGTTCCTGAATCAATCGGTCAAAGAGCAGGAACAAACCTAGCCTGTAAATTGGCTCAAGGGAAATTTGTAATGAAAATTGATGCCCATTGCTCTTTCGATAAAGGTTTTGACCGGAAGATGATCGAGGCTTTTAAGGAAGTTGGGGATGATGTAACCATGATTCCGGTAATGAATAATCTTCACGCCTTTGATTGGAATTGTCGGGATTGTAATTGGAAAAAATATCAAGGCCCGACTCCTGAGAAGTGTGAGAGATGCGGGGGAACTAACTTAAGGAAGAAAATGATTTGGCAACCAAGAAGCGGTATCCACAGCACTTCCTATTGTTTTGACTCCGAACCTCATTTCCAGTATTTTGAAGCTTGGAAACATCGAGAACCTTATTTAACCGACAAGGCGACTAAAGGAATGACCGAAACTATGTCAGCTCAGGGTTCTTGCTTTATGCTGACTCGGGAGAAATACTGGGAGCTGGATATTTGTAGTGAGGAGTTGGGGAATTGGGGGAACCAGGGGATTGAGGTTGCCTGTAAAACTTGGTTATCAGGTGGAAGATTACTCGTGAATCACAAAACTTGGTATGCTCATATGTTTCGGACTCAGGGTGGTGATTTCAGCTTTCCTTATCCCCAATCAGGTCGAGATGTTTCTCGGACTAAACATAAGGTCAAAGATTTATTCTTCAGTAATAAATGGCCGAAACAAGTCAGAAAACTCTCTTGGTTAGTGGAAAGATTCTGGCCAACAATGGGTTGGTCAGAAAAAGACCTTGCCAATTTGAAAACCTCTGAACTTTCTAAGTAAGATATAAATATGGCCGATTCAACAATTACAGCATTAACCGCCCACACTGCTCCTATCCCAACAGATGTTGTTCCTATTGTGGACATAACGGCTGGGGCAACTAAAAAAATAGCTTTATCTAGCTTTGTTAGTGGGACAGAAGTTAAAGCAAGAGCTTATTTATCTTCAGCTCAGGCTGATCTAGTGAATACAAGTGCCACTTTGGTTAATCTGGATGCGGAAAGTTATGATATTGGCTCTGATTTCAATACTACTACCCATCTTTTTACTGCCCCTGTGACTGGTTATTACGATGTTAAAGCCCAAGTTCATTTATCGAGCGTAGTTGTTAACAAGGAATATCACCTTTTTATTAAAAGGGATTCCACAGATGTCCTTCATAACTGGAATAATAGTCCAGCAACTTTGGTTAATTTGATTTTTTCCATGAGAATTGAGGATACTATTTACTGCACAGCTGGACAGACATTAGGATTATGGGTTCAATCTGATTCAGGCGGGAATACAGTTGACTTATATGGAACTGATCCTAAATTTAATTATATGTCGGTTCATCTCCTCTCCGTTTAACCTCTTTTGAAAACCTCTACCTTATGCTTCTAAACTTACCTCATGGCTAGTTATCTATTAAAAGAAACAGGAGAATATCTATTACAGGAAACTGGAGACAAAATTCTATTGGAGACAATGTCTTCTTTGAGTCCCTCTTTAAGCCCGTCCATCAGTCCCTCACAATCGCCAAGCCAGTCCTTGTCTCCTTCTTATTCTCCTAGTTTAAGCCCTTCTATATCACCGTCATATTCAGAGAGTGTAAGTCCTAGCCTATCCCCCTCTTACTCACCGAGTTTATCTCCTTCAAAAAGCCCTAGCTTGAGTCCGTCTAAATCACCATCTAAGAGTCCGAGTATTTCCCCTTCAAAATCCCCATCAGAATCACCAAGCATTTCTCCATCAGTTAGCCCTTCTGCTAGCCTT